AATATTGATAAAAAAACTATGGTGAAAAACATAAAAATTATTAATAAAATATTGGATCAATTACAATTAAATGGATATAAATTAAATAGTGCATTAAAAAATAAACATGAATATAAAAACGAATTGACTAATTTTATAGATTCTATTAAAGAAATAAATAACCCTGAATTATTTAATGAATTAAAAAAAGAATTTTTAATTAATACAAACGTAATGAACACATATAAACAATCTGAACAAATTAGAAATGATTTATTTTTAATTCAAAAAAATATGAATGAAATCACAAGTTATATGAATAGTGTAAAAGGTACATTGAATAAATGTGTTCATGGTCATGATAATGCAAAAAAATTAATAGAGAGAATAATTAGTCAGTGGATTAATGGAGAACAAAAAGGGAATTGCTTTGGTTTTGAGGGTTCGCCTGGTGTCGGTAAAACGACATTAGCAAGAGGTCTATCAGAATGTTTAAAAGATGAAAATAATAACTCACGTCCATTTAGTTTGATAATGATGGGAGGTGATTCAAATGGTAGTCATTTGGTTGGACATTCCTATACATATGTCGGGAGCACTTGGGGTCAAATAGTGCAAATTTTAATTGACAAAAAATGCATGAATCCTATTATTTTAATAGACGAGGTTGATAAAATAAGTCGCACAGAACACGGTAAAGAAATCACCGGTATTTTGACGCATTTATTAGATCCAACTCAAAACGATAGTTTTCAAGATAAATATTTTTCTGGAATTGAGTTGGATTTATCAAAAGTATTATTTATTTTATCTTATAATGAACCAGATGCGATAGATAAGGTTTTATTGGATCGCGTACATCGGATAAAATTTGATAGTTTATCTGTTGAAGATAAAATAGAAATAAGCAATAAGCATTTATTACCAGAAATTTATAAAAATATTGGGTTAGAAGACATGATAAAAATATCAGATGAAACAATTAAATTTATTATAGAAGAATATACATTGGAACCTGGTGTTAGAAAATTAAAGGAAAAATTATTTGAAATAATAGGAGAAATCAATTTGAATGTTTTAAAAAATACCAATAATGTGATTGATATTCCAATACAAGTAACGATTGATGATATTAAAAATAATTATTTCAAAGATAAGCGAAAAATGCGGTTACAAAAAATACACACTCAATATAGTGTAGGAGTTATTAATTGCTTGTGGGCTAATAATTATAATATCGGTGGTATTTTATCAACTAGTGCAAAATTTTTCCCTTCTAATAATTATTTATCATTTAAATTGACTGGATTATTAGATAAAATGATGGAAGAATCGTTTCAATTATCCTTGACAATTGCCTTTAATTTGATAAGTGAAGAGAGAAAAAAACAATTGAAAAAACTCTACGACGGTCCGCAAAAATATGGGATTCATTTACATATGGGCGACGGAAGTGTTGAAAAATCAGGGACATCTGCGGGTATTGCAGTTACAATATTATTGTATAGTTTATTGAATAATAAAAAAATTAAGAATGATTTTGCAGTAACTGGCGAAGCATGTGATTTAAATGGTAAGGTCGGTGAAATAGGTGCATTAAAAACAAAAATAATATATGGTATTAAGTCGGGTGTAAAAAATTTTATTTATCCAAATGAAAATAAAAAAGATTTTGATGATTTTTATGAAAAATATGGTAATACAGATTTAGTAAAAGATCAAAACATTAATTTTTATCCAGTAAATAACATTCAATAAGCAATTGAATTAATTATAGAATAATAGTGTAATATTTTATTGATTATTATAATATTTTAATAATTTTATATTATAATATGAACAGTGAAAATCTAAATACGAGTAATATCAAAGGAGGAGTACGAGGCACATTTTCTATGTTAATTTATCAACCGTTCAATATCATGGTGTTTTTATCTTTTTATTCGCCGGTTATTTTGGCTATAGTAATGGTAGCATTTTCATTTAGTTTTCAGAACTTTAAAGGGCTTATATTTTTAGGATTTTTAATCGGGGTTGCTGTTGTAAGAAATTTTATTTATATGTTAAATGGTTCTAGTGTAACTCAAAACGATGATTCAATATGTACATCTATTCAGTATAGTAAATATGGAAACTCAACATTTAGCTCTTTTGTTTTTGCATTTACTATTATGTATTTATCTATACCAATGTTTACTAATGGCAGCGTAAATTACTGGATATTTAGTGGATTGTTAGTATATTTCTTTATAGATATGTTTATAAAAACTTATAAAGGTTGTGTTGAACAAATGGGCGAATTATTTTTAAATGTTTTAACAGGAGCGGCTTCTTCTGCGTTAATTGTAATATTGATGTATTCAGGAAATTCTAGTAAATATTTATTTTTCAATGAAACTCAGAGCAATAAGGATGTGTGTAGCATGCCAAAAAATCAAACGTTTAAATGTAACGTTTATAAAAATGGTGAATTAATCGGTAATTTGTAAAACTCCGAATAATCATGCTCTTATGTAGTTATATTCAGTATAAATCCAATTATATTCTAATATGTTTTCTATATAATAAATTTGTTTTTTATTACAAATAAAAGACTTTGGATATTGTTTCCCAATCCAAACAGCATATTTTATAATATCATTATATTCATTTATATCTACTTGCATAAGGTCAGAGTTATTTATTTGTCTATCTTGATAATCATATAAATTATTGAAATAATACTCATATCTAATGGTATTGTTGGTTGAATTTTCAATAGAAATAAGATTTAATGTAACAAAATTTAGCAATTTATATCTATTATCTCTTTTTGGAATAATAGAAATAATCTCTCCTTTTCTCATAATAAAATGTTCATCATACAAAAGAATATTTTTTATTATATCATCTGGTAAATTACAAAATATAAATTTCATTATAATCTATGGTATATTTATTTTAAGTTATTATTTCATTATTAGTGTCTTTATTATCATTGGAATTATTATCATTGTCTTTATTGTCATTGGTGTTACGTGAATGAACCTTTTTGGTTGATCTAAAATATCGGTAATTGTCAAGTAACCAATTTTTTAAATCTTTTACCAATAAACTTCTCTGGAAAGATTCTGCAATTAAATTCATGTTACCTTTTGTATGATAAACGCTAATAAAATTATTAAAAGCTGACCCAATATTGATATTTCTGTATTTGTTCATGTACGTGTAATTAAATAACGCCTTTCTCTTTCTTTTATTTACAGCATTATGAAAAATATATAACATGTTTTTAAATTCGTTTTTTGTTTTGATTGAATTTATATTTACTCGCGCTAAAAATTGATATGCATGAGAAGAACATTCTGGACATGGGAGAAAATTACAAATTCTTTTAATGTAAGAAAATAAAATCAATTTGATCTTAGGGAACTCATCTTCATTCACTTTTTCGGCTAATGTATGAAAAAATGTCCATATTGGTGGTCCCCAAACTTCAGGAGGTGGCATAATATATGTGTAAATAAAAAAATATATAAAGATAAACAATAAAGTTAATTATATTTATTAAATTATGAAATATACAATTGAAAACAATATAGATTTTTATAGCGAACTTTATGGTTCACTAGATGATAACAAGAATTCTATTAATGAAGACTTTTGTTTAATTTCAAATTCAAAATTAACAACCAATTTTGTGGAATTAAAATGTGGACATAAGTTTAACTATGGATCATTATATAAAGATATTTTCAATCATAAAAAAAAATTTAATAATATGGAACAAATTAAAACAAAACTAAAACAAAATCAAATAAGATGTCCTTATTGTAGAAACATTCAGGATGAACTTTTACCTTATTATGAAAATTTTGGTTATCCAAAAGAGCACGGAGTTAATTTTTATGATATAAGTAAGACTAGTAATAATTATTCAGATTATATAGATCCAAATAATCAATGTCAATATCAAATTATTAATACTGATAATCTTGGTAATGTACACACACATCAATGCCATCACTTTGGATACGTCCATTCTGTATTACAAAATAAATATAATGATGGAACCAAGTATTGCTATGCTCATAAATTAGTTGTTGTAAAAAAATTTAAAGAAACAATAAAAGAAGATTTGAAAAATAAAAAACTAGAAGAAAAAACGAAAAAACTAGAAGAAAAGGCGAAAAAAATAGAGGAAAAAAATAAAATGAAAATGGAGTTAATTAAAAATAAAAGTAACCAAAGTGAAAATAGTAATTGTTGTAACGCAATTTTAAAATCAGGAAAATATAAAGGAACTTATTGTTTTGTAAATATATATAAAGATTCTTTATGCAAAAGACATTATAATTTGAATAGTAAAGAAAGTGAAGAAAGTGAAGAAAATATTGTTATAGATAAAGATATAAAAATTTAATATATAACTTACATATAAATATGAATAATAATAATGATATAGGGACTTTATCCCCAAAAGAACAATTGGTTAACAATATACGTGAATGGGTAAAAATAGATAACGAAGTTTCCCAATTAAGACAAGAAATAAAAGAAAGAAATAATAAAAAGAAAAATATGACTGAAAATTTAGTACATGTAATGAAATCAAACAATATTGATTGTTTTGATATAAACGACGGTTCTCTAGTGTATAAAAAAAATACAGTTAAAAAACCTATAAATTCAAAAACATTATTATCTTCTTTACAAAATTATTATAAAGATCAAAATATTGCAGAAGATTTAACAAAATATATTATGGATAATCGCGAAGAAAAAGTAAAAGAAACTATTAAGCGTAAAGTACATAAATAGAAATTAATTAATTATAATATATATTACATTGATTATAATTAATTCATGATTAGCGAAGAAGAGAAATTTTTTACTTATGATGCATTGAATTTGCTTGATAAAGATATTGATAATATATTATCATGTGTAAAAACAAATGAAGTTATTTTGGTTCCATTTAAAGTTAATTTTAATTGCACTAAACCATTTAATACATTTTTGCTGACAAAAACGTTTATGGGCGATTTGAATTTTTCATATATAAATTTAAGGCATACAGATAATTCACCTGATTTATTTTTATCAACAATATATTGTTATTTATATTCTTTGCTTTCATCAAACAATGATTTGGACGTCTCAAAATACGATTTAGAAACATTTATTAATGGCCTTGATTTTAAAGGATTGTATATATATGATAATAAAACATATGCTTTTGTTGATTTAACAAAAGTGGATATTAATGTTGGATTAGTAAGTAAAGATTCTTTGTATTGGTTTGCTTTACTTGATGAAATAGTAAATACGAAACAAATTTGTAATATAGAAATAAATGATGATGTATCAGATTTTTTTGTTATCAATAATGATTTTATTTATTTTAAAAATTCCAAATGTGAGCAAATAGAAATTCCAACAGCTGTTTACACAGGCACACATGAAAAGAATCTACGATTTAGGTTTATTTTTGGGAATGTATCTAGAGATAATAACGCTATTTTAAGTGGAGGCTTTTATTTTACAAATTATAATAATGCATTTAGAGAGGGTGGATGGTCAATTGATTATACGGATGAAATTAAGTATGGAGAAAAAATTACCGAGAACGATGGAAATAACGCAACCGGTAAGTATATTAAAGGTGGTATAATAAGATATGCTTTATTTTTGGGTAATAATTTAGTAAAACAAAACCTACCAAACGATGATATTGATAAGTCTGAAATCAAAAAAGACAAGATTAATAACCCAGAAAATTCAACCGATAATATTTATGAAAAGATGACATTAAGAATCAGTGATCATGATGGTATTTGGAAACAATATTATGATAGTGTTTATTTAGGTAAAATAGAACTAGATGATGGTACTTACTTGAAAAATTCTCCTATGTATACGATTAAGGATTATTATAACCACACACCTTTGTCATATCATAATATTAATAAAAAGACACTAGGTCATAAATTTGATGAAAATAGCGATTATTCCATAATGTAAAAATATAAAATATTATAATTATAATATAATTATAATATAATTATGAATCGTATTACAATATTCGGGATATCAATAATATTTTTATACAGTTTAATTCAAATACTAAAATTTTATGGGGTCCCTCCAGAAGTATACAATGTTTATATATATTTTTACATATTTATTATTATTTCAATTTATATACTTCCAAATGAATATCCTAAAATTTAATCATATATTTTCATAATTTGGTCTAGTTGGTTTAATTTGTTCAAGAATACTTTTAATTGTCATTAAATCCATTTTATCTTTCAAATTATCAAAAATTTCACTTTCCATAGGATCTCTATTATTAATTTTAATAAATAATT